AATATTATTCATAGGCACAGCAACCGTAGGTTTTCTCAAAACTAACGGAATACGCTCACGCAGTTTTTTACTTGTTATACTTATTTTTCGCTGAATATAATCAACGGTATTATTGAATTTTAAATCGCCGTCGGCATAAAACGTATCTTCAATAGCGATTACTTCCCCGTTTTCTGAATATTGGTCCAGCAAAAGTCTAACTCTTTGTTTAATATCTTTTAAAGTGTACATTCAAATTTCACCTCATTTTTATAGCTTACACACTGTTACAGATACTCATAAAATAATATCCGCACATCTGCCGCGGCATCGGATATAAGTTTTATTTTTCCTGTGAACTCAAATATATCATTTGCGGGTATCTTAAACGAATGATTTGAAACGCCTGTATCTTCACCGCCTGTTATATACAAATCGCCGCTTATCACTTGAAGCATACAATGCGAAGATTTAGAGTCAAATTCACAAGGCGTATTCGTTACCGTTAATCTTTGCGTTTTTATTGGAATTGGCGGATTTTTTGACATATTCATATAATTATTCTCCTTTGTGTTTATATTTTTAGACGATTGCGAAATTCGCTTTAATTTTTGAAACTGTTTCTGTAGGGGACGGCGTCCCCTACAATACATAATCGTTTCGCAATCGCCTATTATATATTTTTATTTTATTGCGGGCGGGCTGAACCCGCCCTTATTATAATAAATTAAGACGGATTCGAGAAGATAATGGGACGCGCATCGCCGTAGCCAAGCCCGAAATCGACATAACCTATATAATCTGTAATAAGCGGATTATCTTGCTGTGCAATCAAAACAGTCGGTTTTGTTATATAGACTAACTTCACTACTTCGGCTAAAAGCATTTGGTCGCATATCGCCCATTGTTTAGACGTAAAGCCGATTCCGCCGCCGCCTATAACGAGATATTTCATTCCGTATACGGGATTCGCCGCATTCGTGTCGCTGTCGGGATTTCTCTCGGGGCAAAGTTTTGAATCCGGACCGCAAATTTCTTTTGCTCTCGGCTCAAGTTCGGGAGATACTAATAATAAGTCGAAATTCGCCGCAAACGGCAATCCGTCAGGGGTAATATATCTCGAAGCCATTGTTTGCGCCCTTGTCATAGCCGATACGCTGAGATTTTCGTTTATAAGATTGGAAAATGTCTTGTCAGTTTCCTGTGTGTTAATAGGGTGAGCAGTCGAAGCCCACGGCTTTCCGTCCGCGCCAATATCTTTAAAGGCAGTTTGAAAAAGCCTGTAAAATTTATTCAGAACAGTCATATATGCCGAATCCGCAAGTCTGTTTCCCGCTCTCTGCGCCTCGCCCGACGAGTCTATTTTATTTCTCTTATACGAAACTGATACCGCAAGCGCATATTCTTCGGGTGTGATAGTAGAAATAAATGCGCGTTTTTGGTCTGCTTTAACTACGACACTGCCGTTATATGAGGGAAGTTCCCCGTAACCCCCGACTCCTTCAAGCCTGTAATCAATATCGTCTTGTTCCTCAATCCCGACGACCGAACTCATAATATCCATTCTGCTGTCATAACGTATATCAAAACGCTTTTTTACCAACGGATATAAATCCTGCTGCCAACTATATAAATCATTCATGTTTTTATTCTCCTTTTAATTTTAAATTTTATTGATTTTAACTGAATTTTATAAATATATTTAAGTTATCAAATTATTTCTGCATATTACATGAAGCTGTAGATTATTAAAGTCATAATTTAATACCGTAAAATCTCCCATCAAGTCAGACAAAATCATTCTTGAACACGTTGAATCCATTTCTAACTTTCTCATTCCTACAGGCGGGAAGAATACGTATTTGTCCCCTGTGCCGATTTTTCCGCCCGATGAAAGCGTAAGTTCTCTTGAAGACGTAGAGTATGCCGTAATTTCCCGTATATCACCGAGTTTGTCTGTATTTTCTGATGATGGACCCTTAGATAAAAACGCTATATATCCCCCGACAAAATCCATAGCGTTATAATTGGCGGCGATAGGGGATAATACTGTCGTCTCGTTTATAGCATCATGAGGAAACTCAAAAAACGGTGCCGCACTTGAATATACTGCTCGGGTTGAAACAATTACGTTTATCAGTTCGCCGTCATTGCGCGGATTGAACGGGTCGTGTTCGCCCATATGCGTTTCGTTGGCTACTCCCAAATATGGTCCGCCCTGTCTGCATACTATTTTTCCCGATGTAACCCTGACAAGCTGTCCTTTTCGTATATCCGTCGCTTTATCTATCGGCATATCCATAGTCAACGCATGGTTAAACCCGCTTATATCGTACATAAATTTAAACATTTTATTTTAACTCCTTTTTATTTTTGTTTTTTATTTGTTTTTTATCTTTTCAGCTTCTTTGTCGGAATACTGTTTATAAACTCAAAATATTCTCTGTATGTCATACCGCCTGCGCGCGCAAGCTCTTTTTGACGTTCCGTCAAAGCAAAATTATCGCCTGTTCGATGGCTCTGTGTCGGCGAAATCGAATTATAGCCGCTTCGTATTGCATTGTTTAAGTTCTGATTTTTAGTTCTTAATATTTGTTCTGTATTATTATTTATTGTATCACCGAAATCAGCGTCCCCTACACCGTCATCAATTTGATTTGCTCGCCGAACTTGTTCGGACTGTTCGACCTGCACAACAAATTTTAAATAATCGTTCAGTATATTCTCCATCGGTAAATTTTTATTTTGAGCAAATAATTCAAAGATTCTTGGGTTTGAACACCATTCGGGCGGCTGTGTTTTTGACATCGGTAAACCCGAATTTTGCGGTATAGTCCTTTCAGGCGTATCAGTATCAGTATATTTCGTAAGTTGATTTACAGGGTTAATTTGACGGTTTTCAAAATTATTTGTTGCTCCCAACTTATTTATTTCTTCCATCATAATACCCGCCATATCTGAAAGTGAGAGATTTTTACCGAACGCAGCTTTGTATTTGTCAAAATACCCTCTTTCACAGAGGTTCATTACGGCGTCTTTCATGTCTTTAAGCGCACCTGTCTTAATTCTTTCTTTTTTCAATCTTTCCTCCACAATCTTGTTTACTTGTTCTTTAGTAAACATTTTTGTGTCATCACCGCCCAAATTTTCCCCGATATTAGGATTTTGCGGTTGTGTATCTATATTATTTATTGATTGATTCATTGTTTGTTACCTCTCTTTAATTAAAATAAATAATTTTTATTTAGATTGATAATATTATTTATAGTTCTGAAAATTCATATTCCCCGCCTTCTGTTTCTTCAGGCATATTTTTGTCAAACATAGGCAATATTTCCATATCTTTTGCCATTGCTATGTCTATATCAGGCGATTCCTGCGGTTTCGGGATAAACTTATTGTCAATAAAAGCACATATTTCAAGCGATTGGGGTATATCTATCAATTTGATAAAAGCTTTGACAAGCTCATAATTATCTTCCGTAATCGGCATACGCATAATTTCAGACAATGCTGACACGGTAAACGCTTTGGAATTTTTCAAACCGTCGCCCACATGAATTTTTATATCAAGTTCGGGGATATAATTATCTTCGCTTACTATATTGGAAAATTTATAAACGAACTTAGGATTTTTATTTCTCTCTGTTGCCGCGCCTATGTCTATAATCCTGCCGTCGTCGAAATTTTCAAGAGCGGTGAAGTCGCATAAAGCGTACAGCCTTTCAAAGGCGTGCTGGCGGTCTATCTTTTTTCTTTCCTGACGCGCCCTCGCCTGTTCGTTAACAAGCGCAATACCTGTCGCAGTAGTAATTCTCGTGGGCTGCGCGCCTTGATATGTGTCAAAATTCCCCATTGTTTCCTGTATCAATTTTCTGAATCTCTCCGCGCCGTTATATAATGCATTTTCAGCGTAGCTTATATTCCCCAATCTCTGCACTTTTCCCATCATACCGGGACGAAGTTTCCATATTGCGCCCGGTCGGTTATCGGGTTCGTTATCCTCGGAAAAGGCGTTTTCTTCGGCGATTATTATATCGTTTGACATAAATGCCGAATTTAACTGTGCGAAAGCGAGTTCGCGGTCAGCGGCGTCTATAAGCGGGATAATCTGTTCTAACTCGCTTTTCCCCCAAACAGAATTTTCATTCGGCGTTTTGCAGTAAAATATAAACGGATAGATATTCTGATTTGTATAATGCCAGTATTTCGGGATATATCTCACCTCAACTCCGTTTACAAGTATCACAAGTCCGATGTCCCCTGCTTTCCAGTTATAATCTATTGTATAAATTTCACCGTTTGAATCGGCATAATCAATTTTCATAGAGCCGTCATCGGGCTGTTTAAACCACCATTCCACAACATTTACGGTTTGTTCTTTGTCGTCATAAGTATTTGTATTAAATACAGACACTTCATCAAATGCGCCGATATTACGTGAATTTCGCGAATCCGAAAGAATATTTTTAATATCGTCTCGGTCTAAATTTTTTATTTTAAAATCGTTTTTAAACAATCTGTTTGCGTTTGATTTGTGTATTCTATATAAATGCGCGATATATTCACACTCTTCTATACAGCTTCCGTGGGGGTCAGGATATATATTCATCGGCGGCGGGTTATCTATATATACGTTGCCTATACCTCCCATGTTTTTATCCCAAACGATTTTCCAGACGGCAGTGCCGTATATGCCTAAGCTTCGCTCATTCCGTGAATTTTTATATTCCAGATTGTTTTTTTCCACGATATATCTGACAATTTTCTCTCTCTGTGCTGCCTTGTCTGTATCATTCTCCCCGCGTCCTCCAAACTCAAAATCTGGAATTGACGTGTCAACCTGCGATTCTATGTGTATAAAGCCGTCGGGCGACTGCGCGGGAGTCCACGGAATATCAATCGAGCCGAGAAGCGACGCGATTTGCTTTGCCGTGTCGTGAGTACCGTCATAATAGCTCCGCATATTTTTCCAGTATTCATCAATGCTTAACCGTTCTTTTACTGTATAATCAAGCAAAAACTTTATGGTATCCTCCCTGTAATCCTGTGTTGAATAGTCGTAAAGCGTTTCTTTTTTTATCTTTACTGCGGGGGGAGACTTCCTCCCGAATTTTTTTAATATAGCCATATTTATATACCTCCTTATAAAATATATACTTAACCGATTTGGTTTCTGTAAAATTTGATTTTTCCCCGATTATTTATTATCTCTTCTTAGCCAACGGTACAAGCCTTGCGCTTTGCCCCGATTTTCCCCCCGCGCCGACAGCATTTTTATATACCGCGAAATACCGCAAGGCGTCGGGCGCATGGGTGATATGATGCGGTTTTGTCGAAACGTCCGTCAAGTTCTCGTTGTCGTGCATTAACAAAGGCAAATATTTTATCAAATAAACGCACTTTCTCGAAACAGTCATGTTTGAATAGCGTTTTGATTCATTATCTGATTCAAAACGCGGCTTTAGCCATTCTTTGAGGGCAAGCCAGCCCTCTCCGCGTCCCGACGATGTTTTTGTAAGATAAACTCCGTTTTCCGCGAACAATTCGTTTATGCTCTTACCACTGTCTTTTTGTCTGCTCCATAAATCAGGCGGCGCGAGAAAACTGTTGATTTTAAATCCGTTTTCCTCAACTTTTTTTGTCAGTCTGTTTGCCGCTTCGCTTACAATCAGTTCAGGCTCGTGTATTTCATCATATACATATGCTCTTCCGTTCTTGCTAACGGCGATAAAAAGAGCCGCGAACATATCAAGCCCATAGTCCATTGATACATAATGAATCGCTTTTTCATCAGGTTTTATCGGCTCTACGGTGTGCAGGTTATATTCAAATTCTTTAAAATACTGCCCCGCGAAAACGTCCCATTTACCGTAGAGCCACGCTTCCCGCAGGTCATGCGGCAGACTTTCGAGTTGATTTAGATAATCGGGATTATTTTTCAGCAAAATTTTATTGTCATATACCGAAGCGGGGATAAATTCATACTCATTAATATTTTCGCCCATTCTGTATTCCCTGTCAATAAACAGCCGTTTCACCCATGAATGACCTATGCCCCCCGGGTTACACGTTATGTATATTCTTTTGGGAAATTGATTTGCCCCTCTGAGACACGCCTTAAATATATTAAACTGATACTCGCTCAGTTGTGTAGCTTCGTCAAGCGCGATTATATCATATTCTTGCCCTTGATATCTTAATACGTCGCTTTCACTGTCGCAATAGCCTAAATTTATCGCCGAGCCGTTCTTAAAGTAAAAGCATTTGTGGGTTTCATTGAACGTAACCGCTTTCGAGAGTAATAACTCGGCTTTTAGCGGCTTAACGTGATTTTCCCGTAGTTCAGGCAATGTACGGCGTATTATCAGCGACTTCAAGCCTGCATATCTGAACGACATCATTACTAATTTTTTCCGTATAGCCCAACTTTTGCCTCCTCCTCGGGAACCGCCGTATGCAGTATATTTCGCTTTTGATTTAAAAAATAATATCTGTTTTTCATTTGGAGAAGCCTCTAAAATAATTTTATTGCTCAATATTTTTACTCCCTGTTCGCATTGTTTTATATCACTCGGAATATTCCGGGTTCATACCGAAATCGACATATATATCGCCGTTATCAGTTTCTTTTTGTACTTTATCTGTCCAGTTAAAATTATATTTTAATACTATTACGGCAGACGATGCGGAAATTTTTCCGTTCAGCAGATTTTCCTCGATAAAATTTTCTATAATAAGCTTTGCACTCGAAATTATATGTTCGGACAATTTGTTCTTTATTAATATATCAATATCACCCCGCGAAATACCCAAATAACAGCACAAACCCGACAAAGTATAGCATTTTACAAGTTTAGCTTGATTTTTTTCATTTTCGGAATCGCAGAGCTTAAAATAATTATTAATTTCTTTTTCAAGTTTCACTATATAACTTCTCTTTATATTTTTTATACTTTTTTTAAAATAATTTTTCATTTTTCATTTCTTATTCGCCTATATTATTTACATTTTATATGATTTTTTAGCTTTGATGATTTCAATATTACAAGTATTCATGTTTTTTGCTTTTGTTTGAGTGCATTATATAGCATAGTTCGGGGTTTGTCAAATGTTTTTTCAAAAATTAATTATCTTTAGTAAAATTATATATAAATAGCTTCAATATTTTGTTAATTATACATAAAATAAATTAAATTATCTAAAATTTATATTTTTTCCTGAAAATCGGCTTCCATGCCGCACCGCAAAATTCAAACCAAATATTGTTAATTTTATAGGATTATCGGTCAGGCATGGAAGCCTGACCCTACATAAATATACTTTCGTTCATAATTTGTTTACTCGCTCAAAAACCCTACTCCCGTACTTACTTGCTATTGACAAGAGCAGTTCAGATATGTTAAACTGGAGTGTTTTCTTTATATTTTTCATACCTTAAACCCTGCATTAAATTTTATTTTATATATTTTTTTAAAGAAAGGAAAAAATCATGATGAAAGTAATTTTGTGTGAAAACGATAAAATTTTAGGAGCAAAGGTTGCGGAGCATATAATATCCCTGCTCAAACAGACTGTCGAAACTAAGGGATATGCGAGGGCGTCATTTTCAACCGGCGCGTCGCAGTTTACCACTTTTGAGGCGTTGCTCAATTCAGATTTTGACTGGTCAAAAGTTGAGATGTTTCATTTAGACGAATATATAGGAATAGACGAAAATCACCCCGCAAGTTTTATTAAATATCTGAAAGAGCGTTTTATAAACAAAGTGAACCTGAAAAAAGCGCATCTCGTTGACTTATCACAAGGAGCGGATAAAATAATGTCGCAGCTTCAAAAAGAACTTGATAGTGCCAATATTGACGTCGGAGTAATCGGCATAGGCGAAAATGCCCACATAGCTTTCAATGACCCTCCCGCAGACTTTGAGTGCGAAGACGCTTTTAAAATAGTAACTCTCGATGAAGCGTGCCGCAATCAGCAATTCGGCGAAGGTTGGTTTAAAACTTTGGACGATGTGCCAAAACAGGCAGTATCTATGACGGTCAAACAAATCCTGAAATGCGATTATATAATCTCCGCTGTGCCATATAAAGTAAAAGCAAAAGCAGTTCACGATACTCTGACTGCCGAGGAAATAACGAATAAAATTCCCGCGACCGCCCTCAAATCACACAGCAACTGGACATTGTATATAGACAAAGACAGCGCATCAATGATTGATACAAGCAAATATTGCGACAGATAGCTCCTTGCCCTCTTCCGTAAAGAGGGTGCCGCCGCTGCGGCGGGGGTTTTTTAAATTTTATGTTTATTTAGATTTTTGGGGGCGCCCCACG